CCAGCCACAGCTTCTTTTTCAACACAAAAATCTAAATCATGTATACTCATTATATAGCCTCCAATTAATATCACTTATATACCGCTCATATAGCCCATTAACATACCAGTCATATTCAATGGGCCTTTGTTTAACTTGCCCGTGCCAGCTGCTGGGCGGGGGTTAGGTTGTCGGACGGGCCAGCATCGCCCCAACGCCTCCCCAGTCGCTGTAAATCGGGAACCGCTTTAAATACGTGTAACTAAGATCCCACGCCCTAATTTGCGGGGCGTCCGTTGTTTTCCAGACAGCGCTTTCAGTTTGACACATTTTATGAAGCGGATGACCCTTGGGCAATGCTTGGCATGGCTGTGTAATTATTGCCCAGCCAACTGCTTCGCATGCTGCCTCTGCTAATAACTAGTGAATACCGGTAAATCTTCGTGTTGATCCACTCCCGGTACCCACGGTCTAATTTGAGGAAATTCAGTTGTTTTCCACGACGCCTCGTACCATTTGCACATGTAATTTAGTTGGCATCTGGCCCCAACTTTTTGGCGCGGCTGCGAAATAACTACCCACTTACCCGTGTCAGTTTGCATTTTTCCAATGCGTGTATACGCAGTGCTGCGATCAATAGTTCGTTTGTTTACAGTTAATATATTTCCATTCAGGAGGCCGTATTTTTTTGCCTCGCCCAAAGAAAAGTTATGTATATGCAATTGATATGGCTGTAACACGGGCCGTGTAACGTGGTCGTACCTTTCCAGCTCAATGTCTCGGGTTGAGGGAAAATCCGGTATTGTCCACTTAGCGTCGTAGCCTTCGCATATTTTATTTAGTGGGTGGCTGTGCGGCATACGCATCCACAGTTGCTTAATGACGAATTCCGTCTCCGCCCCTGGGGGAGCTTTTTCTAGCTCCCCATACACAAGGGCACGCTTCGCGGTTCGTTTGTTTACAGTCAATACATTATAGACTAATTTGCCGTAGTTCTCGGCTTCATTCAGGTATTCATCTTTAATATATAATTGATATGCTTTTAACATATTATTGTTCTCCTTATTATTAAGTAATTAATTAGTTAGTTGTAGTTGTTAGTTAGTTGTAGTTGGTTTGTTCGTTCCCCTCAGTTCATATTATTATTATGGCACCAATCACTATATTATGCAACTGTTTATTTTCCAGTTGGTTACATTTCTTAATGACATATTTTTTAAAGCCACTTTACAAAATATAGTTATTAATAAATAATTAACGTATAATTTATATGCTTAATTTAAATATTTATGGAGTTGTGACGATTATGGTCGATCGCATGCGTTATGCTGATAATTTAACCGACGTTTATAAGCGCAAACGCGCTCACGGTAAGCCTTCCAGCTACCGGCCCGAGTATGCGCATCAGGTGTTCAAGTGGTTGGCGTCGGGCCACTCGCTAGATTCGTTCTGCGCACAGATCATGGTGTCGGGGGACACCATATACCGTTGGAAAAAGCAGCATGAAGACTTTGGCGAGGCCATTGACCTTGGCCGGCGCGGGTTGCAGGCGTACATCGAAGAGCTGATCCACGAATCCGCGAACCAATCGGCCGATGGCCACACTGATAACGGGGTTCCGACTTTTTCGAAAAAGTATATACCTCGTATGATCGAGTTACTTGCAAAAAACCAACTTAAGTGGGAAGGCACTGAAGCCACCGTCACGCAAACCAATACCACTGTAGGCGATGGCGGCTTAACCGCTGAAGTATTTGTCATCGCGGACAAGACGGCCCTACCTCCGGTTCAAGGCGCTGACGACGACAGTGATTAAGCTTGAGGTGCTGGCCAGCCGGTCTGAATTTGTTCGTTGCGGTATCACATATTACCGCCTGACCTCGCTTGTGCCGTACATCACGGTTATTACACAGTGTAAACAGCTAACTGATCAGCTGCTGTGGGACGTCCTTACAGGCTATTTTAGTTGCCACTACGATAATTATGAGCTGAGCGTCGAGTATTATTCGTATGCCTAAACTAAGATTCGTACTCCCCGAAAAGCACTACAATATTGTTATGCACAGTGCACAAAACAAGGTGGTCAATGCTGGCCGCCGCTTCGGAAAGACGGAGCTGCTGCTGTTCGCAATATATAAACACCTGCACAACCGCTACTATTCCCGGTTAGACGGGCATGAGATGCGGCTGTCCATCGGATACTACGCCCCGACTTATTCGCAAGCTGAGGAGATCTTCTGGGACAGGCTATGTGAGCGTTTTAAGCCTATTCAAGCCAAAAAACCAGACAACGACAAGCTTGTCTTTTTTTTCAAGCCCATGATTGGCCGCCAGTACGCATCGCGCATTCGCTTGTTTGGAACGGACATGAAGCCCGACCGGCTTCGCGGTAATTACAAGACCCTTGCCATTACTGATGAGCGCGCGTTTTTCAAACCCAACGTATTCAATGCAGCTATCTCGCCCCAGCTCGGAGACGCCAATGGCGAGCAAATCCACGTGTCCACTCCCAACGGGCACGAGGAATTTTATGAAGAGTATCAGTATTACAAGGCCAAAGAAACGGAAGGCGATTCGCGATATAAGGTGTGGACCTATAAGTCCGTTGATGGCGGATACATCGACGAAACGTTCGTCAATAATGAACGGGACCGCATGGATGAATTAATGTGGCGGCAAGAGTATCAGGCCGAGTTCATCCTCAGCTCGTCCGCCATTTACTACAATTTCAATCCAGATATCCACATCACCGAATTCGATTACCAGCCCGACCTCACTATACATTGGGGTTGGGATTTCAACATCGTACCATCCGTACATTCCGTGCTGTGTCACCAGTACAATAACCGCCTTTACGCTTTCGACGAGATCTGCGTCGGCGACACGCCTACGACCGTGGTCCGATTCATGGAGAAGTATCCTCCGGTTCAGGGCCAGCGCATCATTTTGTACGGAGACTACAACGGAACGTTCGCCACGTCTGGTTTTAGCGATTACGCAATCATTGAGAATATGCTTCAAGCGCACGGTTACAACGTTGTTCGTAAGGTGCAGGTCAATCCGTTTGAGCGCGACAGAACCAACAACATCAATTATTTGCTGCTGGACGCCAACAAAAACGTGCGTCTGCTAATTGACCCCCGCTGCAAAAAGCTGATAAAGGATTTAAAACTTTTAAAAAACAAAAATGGAAAAATCGACAAAACGAGCGATCCATACTTGTCTCACGCTTCTGATGCACTTGGATATATGGCGTATATGCTGTTCCCGCCTAAATTTCCAACGCGCACTAGTATAATTAAACAAGCTACTATACAATATGATAATAAAGGCTGGTGGCGCTAAAAGGACTTTAAAATGAATAAGAAGCCTGTAAATTTTAAGAAAAATCAGCAGTATCAACTGCCTCCCAATAAGCAAAAAACCTTTGACTTGAAAGATCCCGCATTTAATGGCATTTTTGATTCATATCCCGTGCCACAAAACGACGAAGAATTAAATAATGTGCTAAAAGAAAAACTGAACGACTTCAATAATACTGGCGTTGAAACCACTGGCGGTAATGCTTAATGAGTTTGTTTGCCCTTTATCTCTGCTTTATGATCTCAACCATCACCTGTATGGTGCTGATTGGAGGCCTTTTGCATGACTAAAAAGCTTACAGAGCAACAACAGCACGAATTAGTCACCTACCTTGTTAAACGCCACAAAGCCTTTAAGCAGATTAATGCTAACCTTTACGATGATTGGAAAGGCATTGACGATGCTTTTCTCGCGCCACAGAACCACGCCTCCACTTCCCGGTTCGCGGGGCTCGTCCCTTTCATTAAAGAATCCCATCAAACACTGATCAGCCATTTTTGGGCCCGCACACTGCAAAGTCAGGGTGTCTTTTTTGACGTACAAGGCCAAGATGAGCAAGCCGAAAAGTTCGCACAAATTCACAAACACAACATCTGGAACATTCTATATAAGGACGGCGTCCCAAACAAATTAGATACTTGTTTGTTTGAACACGGCATTAAAAAAGGCTTTGCGGTTGCTCGAATTAAGTATAAAAAAGTCGTTAAAGAAATGGCCCTGCCGACCAAGTACGTTAATCTGGTTCAAAATCCTGTTTCCACTAAGGATATTAAATCGGGGATAACGCAAATTAGTCAAACCATCTGGGATGGAGCCTCGCTCGAAATTTTAGACCCCTTCCACTTCACTTATGATCCATCTGAAGAGTGGGACAATGGTTTCAAGTGTTACGAGTCCTGGCGGTTTAAATCTGATTTAAAGGGTAACAAACTTTTTGACAAAAATAAGTTGGAGTTATGTCATCCAGACGACTCTGACATTGCACATGATGACAACAAGCCTGCCGACTATAACCGCGCCACGCGCCAGAACAAAATCAACATCAAAGAATTCTACGGTAATTTTATGGTTGGCGACGAATTACTTGAAAATTATTATGTTGTTATAGGATCTGATGATGTTTTATTGTGTTGCGAGCCTAATCCCATTTATATTAACCCATTTGTTAAGTGGGAGTACAATTACTCAAAAATTGGAATGGGTGTTTCTCCACTACAGCACGCGCTTGATCTTTCTAACGCAGCTTCTAATCTAATGAACAGCGGTGTTGAATCCGCTAAACTCGCTATTAATCCACCGCTTATTGGACCTAAAGGTGCTTTCCCCAACAACAAAAAATATTATTTAGAAGAGGGTCAGGTTATCGAATACGAACCCAACCCGATGGCCCCCCACCCTCCGGCTCCGCTGCAAATTAATCCGCAGGCTCCTTTACCATACCTGCAGTGGCTGGAAACTCAGACAGAATTTGTGACAGGAGCAACACGCCAACTGAGCGGTCAAGTTACAACCAGCGACAAAGATCAGACAGCGACAGAATTTCAAGGCCTTCAGGTCGTCGGAAACCTTATTCTTGACAGAGTGGTTGACCTATTTAATCACGGATTCAAATTGCCAATTATTGAAAAAATGGTTCAGGTACAAGCTATCTTTAATCCGATGGAACGACAAATTCCAGTTGTGGGAACTAACGGAACGTCCAACATCGAACAGGTAGACGCACAAAGCTATTTTGCAAATTACGCTTACACAATAATTGATAGTAAATCGGAGCAAGAGCGCAAAGGCCAAATTCAACAAAAAGCACAATTCCTTCAAATGCTGATGCAAGACCCCGAGCTATCACAACGGCTGAAAAAAATTGATATTGCATCTGCACTGCTTCAAGACTTTGGTTATGGAGACGCGGGCGAATATTTTTACAATGACGAAGATTTTATAGCTGAAAACGCAAAAAAATTAATGGAACAGTCCATTATTCAAACTTTAGCACAACAACTGGCACAACAAACTATGCAAAATCCTCAATTAATGCAACAAATAATGCAAGGAGCACAATTAAATGGTACCCCGATCAATGTCCCAGGACGAGCTGAAGGAGGGCCTCCGCCAATGGGCCAAGACCCTTTTGGGCGCGCAGTTCAAACAGCATCTGGTCAACCTCAAAGCCAGCCGCCAATTCCTGGACCCAGTGCAGGTCCTTTCATGCCCCCACAAAACAGCCAATGACATTATTCTTTTAAATAATGTTATACTGGAATATCATAAGGCAATTACTGACATCCTCAATTTACTTGGAGAAACAACCAATGAGTAACGAGCAAAACACCCACAATCATTTATATGACCTTCTTTCCATTTTGAAAAAAGAAGGGGAAGCTGCTTATCACGCTCTTTTGCCCTCTTTAATTCATCAAGCCAAAACCGCTCTACACGAAGTGTTGTCTACCGTTGTTACTCCTCAGGTTGTAACCGAAAAAGTAACCGCGGCAACCGGGAGCCCGATTGCGGGTGCCGTTGCCGGTGAAGTAGCTAACCTTGTTGAAGCGGAAGTGGAGAAACACCTAAATGACAACCAACAACAATAATGAACTCGCAAACCGGGTGCTGAGCCAAGAAGAACAAGATCAAATCAATCAGCAGATGGCCTTGGATTTGACGACTCGCCCGATGGAAACACTTTCCCGGTTAGGGGCGATTCAAGAACAAAACATTATCCAACGAATGGCCCCCAACGCAATTGCAACAGCTCAACTCTTAGTTCGATCTAACCCGGAATGGAACGCAATCTACTCAAATGAAGCCGTTAAAACCAACATCGACGAGTGGATTACGGGCCACGCCAAAACACACGGAACCGTTGATCCTGCACAACTGGCCGACATGATGGACAAACTGTCCAAAATGTTAAACGGTTTTGCTGGAAAATCAACAAACACTTTTCCGGTTGAAGTAAGTAAGACAGGAACTGTCGTAAATAATGCCGATCACGATCCTAACGATCCTATCGCTGTATGGGATTATTATAATGGGCTTGTTAAAACAAACCCAGCAGAGTTTAGGCGTTGGGAAGCGTCACCCGAATCGCGCAAAATTAAAGAGGCCGCCTTAAAACTTTATAAAGAGCGCGGAATTAAAATAAACTAACCCACTTCCTTCTTTCTCCTTATTTTCGTTAGCCTTGGCAATTAGCCAGGGCTTTTTTATTAACACAATCTTAATAATTTATTATTACAAAACTTAGTAAAGCCGCTATAATAAGTATAGTTACTATAGTGACGGAGACTTATTAATCATGGCTTTTACTAGAGGCGAGGCCAATTTCGCAGCCCACGGTTTTATTCCAGTTAAGTTCAGCCCCAAAGTGCTGGCTATTCTCGACAAAAAAACTGCTGCAGTTGAATGCGTAAACAGAGACTGGGAAGGCGAAATTTCCGATTCTGGAGATATCGTTCGAATTCGCTCCATCTCCCCGGTTCCCGTGTCATCGTACACTGTTGATTCGTCAATCACCTATTCAACCCTGTCTGAGCTTTACACTGACTTGGTTATTGACCAACAAATTTATGGTGCTTACAAAGTCGATTACGTAGATGCGACTCAAACTGACCTCGATGTTATGGAAATGGGCGCAGAGCGGGTAGAAGTGTCAATCCGTAACAACGTTGACACCAATCTTACCGCTAAAATGGTTGCCGGTGTTTCAATGCAAACAACTATGGGCGCTCCGTCTTCTGGTTCTGTTATTAAATTAACCGCTCCTGACATTGCAGATGCGTACACCGATCAATATCAACTGCTGCAAGAATCCAACGCCACATTCTTAACAGGTGAAATGCCTTTCACCATTGTCACCCCCGCGGTTTACGCCCTGATGAAAAAATCAAAGCTGTTGAACATCGGCGTAACTTCCTACAATGGCGAGCCAATTGATGAGTTTCAAGGCTTCCAGGTTAAAGTTTCTACCAACACCGTTCTTAATGCGGCTAGCGGTGGAAATGATGACTATGTTGCAATTATTTCTGGCTATAAATTTGCAACTACCTTTGCTTTGCAGATTAATGCAGAAGAAATGATCGAACCGCTGCAAACTTATTTTGCCAAAGGGCGCCGCTTCCTGGTTGTGTGGGGTGCTTTGGTTACTCACCCTACTGGACTAGGAAAAATGATTGTGAAAGTGTAAAATAATTATTAAGTAATAGGATATTATTTTATGCCGAAACCGTTGCCAGAGCCCCAAACTAATCAGCAGCTCAGTATGGCTGATCTCGTTTCTGCCGACATAATTGAAAATCCTTTAGAGGAAATAGAAGTAGCTCAGAAACGGTTCAAACCGATTATTCTGGAAGGTGAGGCCGCGTGTCGTTTTCTTGGAGTCCCTTATCGACCTCGACGGGGAATTCAAAAAGGACTATTACAAGCTGGGGATGTTTCATTAATTTATGAAAAACATCGCCAGTTTATTAACCGCCTTAAAGAAAAGGGCGTTGATCACAATAAAATCCTATTCTCAAATATTACTTTGCACGTTTTTAACAAAGGGTGTATCGGGCATCATTATGAGCATTTTACAAATAAACAAATTCTTGACGGCGTAAACCCCGAAACGGAAGCAATCAAATATGGTGGAGAATACTTTCCGGGCAACACAATCGAAACCTTTTTGAATGAACACCCCCGCAGTCAGGAACCCTCCCGGTACATCGTGTTTTTAGATTCTGTAAAAATCACTAAAGAATTGGAGCATCTCTATCATGGCTGATACTATTGCATTTCGTAATCTTTTGACTGTTGTCAATCAAGGGGCGGGATCTGTTGCGTCTGCTCCAATTCAACTGGATGCTAGCAACACCGCCGGTTTAAACCTATTTTTAACTTCTGACAACACACAGTACATTAAATTGCCTACCAACCGGACAGGCCTCGATCTTGAGTCTTTAACCGCAACTTTTTATTGCCAAGGCACTACCGGAACAACTGTAACCGGAAAACTTGAGTGTCAGGGCGCCGCATCCCTTACAGACGTTAAAACTGTTGCCACTGCCATCCCAAACGCTGCGGCCACCTCTGTAGCCGTTGCTGCTCGTGATGGCTTTACTCAAAACAACTACGTTTTGATGGTTGAGCCGGATGGATCCGCTTACGAATGGGTTCAAACCACCTCCGCTAACGCTACTGGCGCAGGCTCACTAACCCTCGTTCGAGGACAACTTGGAACGACTGCCCGCTCATTTGTCGGGCTTCCTTTGCTGTTCACAACAAACGGCTGGGTGGACGTTCCAACAGGCCTCACTTCCGGTACAACGACCATGAACGTAACAAACTCATCTCTCCACTCCCCAGCTGCCTCCATTAACGCCCCCAACATTGTCCAACTTGATATGCAAAACGAAGCAATGAACCGTATCGCATTCCCGTTCATTCGTTTTCTATTTACTGTCGGCGGAACAGGAACACCCGTCGTAACCGCAGGTTACTTAGATGTTGTGACTCAAAAACGCCTTCACAACTTCACAACTCGCGCAAGGTAATTCATTATGGGAACTTTGAACCTACAATATTATTTTTCCAAGGTTCAGAGAACAGCGGGGCTCCGAGTGAGCCCCTTTTTTCCGTCGACCCCCAACGATGAAGAACAACGAGTAATTGATGCCATTAACGATACCCTTGCAGAACTCAACAACGAATTCTACCTCGCCTTCAAGCAAACAGAATACATTCTAACCACCTCCGGTTCCACCTCTTCCTACAACCTTCAAATTTCCCCCTACAATCAGACCTTCTGGCGCGTTTACCGGATGGCCCGCAACGGGGTTGTAAGGCTTTCCGACGACATTCCCCTCACCTACATTGATTACAGTGAACGCGACTGGCTTCGTCCCGATATCACCCAAAACGCCCGAACAGTATTTTATTCTGCCTTTGGCCCCAACCTTTTGATCTGGCCCCCCTCTGCCGGGACCCAACTCAAAATTCGTTATTATTCCACAGCCAACGGTACCGATACAACCGGAAACACCCAGCTACAATTACTATCAAATGCAACAGACCTTCCCGGTTTGCAGGATGAATTTAACGAAACCCTTGTTATTGGTGCGGTTTTTCGTCTCCGCCGGTTCCTAGGCAACGACCGAAAACTTGGAGAATTTGAAAAGGCGTGGGAAACACAAAAGCGTATGTTAAACGAACGTACCGCACAAAGTGAAGACGGTTCTATGTCTTTAAAAATTATGCCTTACGGAGCTAATCGAAATGTCCAATATAGTAGATATTTCCCATTTTTTACTCCCTTTGAATAAAAAAAATTCAATTTACCCCAAAAATTTTTTTCCTGCACAACTACACCACGAACAAATTAGACTATACGATATTTACTCCGACTTAGCCTCTTTTATAAAATTAAAATCTTATGAACATAAAAAAGGTTGGGATTTAGCCCTAAATAAGTATTTATTGAGATAATATTATGCCTCAGTTTCTGTCAGATGGGTATCAACAAGGAAAACCCGCCGTAAACTGGTATACTAAACCAACCGGCGGTATTAATGCACTATTTGCCCGTGGGGCCGTCAATCAGGCTACTGAAGGAACAGAGTTCACCTACCTTCAAAACCTCGAATCCTATAGAGAAGGCTCCCTCATAGGAATGCTCGGAAACGTCCAGCTCAACACGGGCGTAACAGACAACACAGCCATTCTGGGAATAGGGGAATGGGTTTATAGCGGAGGAGACCTCCTCATCTATGGAAAAGCATCCGGCAACTATTATTCAATGCCCGTAACAGGTGGCCCTGAAACCCTCATTGCTTCCGGCAAATCAACAACAGCCGTTCCCCGGTTCGTCAATTTTCAAGGCTACATAATAGTTTTCAATGGAGTAGATGCGCCCTGGCAATATAATGGAACCGCCACCAACTTAACCGGAACCCCTGCCGCCTGGTCAACAAACAAACCTTACGACGCTGACGTTTTAGGCGCTCGAATTTTTGCTGTTTCAAAAGACGGGGTTTTTTGGTGTGCCGCAGGAAATCAAAACGATTGGAACACTGCATCCGATGCAGGATCATTCACCAATCAATTTGCGGACGCTTCATTCCCCCGCGCCATTACTGCGCTTGGTTCAAGCCTCGCCCTATTCAGTGTTGGAAACCGCGTTTATTCCATTGACGGAACATCTCCTGCCAACTTTTCAGTTACCCGCTATTCTGGAAACCGTACATTAACAGGAGTTCAAGCCCACGCTATTTTTAACCGATATTTATTCTATTTTACTGGAAATACAATCATTCCCATCTATATTAATGATTTTGGAACCAAAATGATTCAAGAAGAGTTAGACCTCGGCTTAAAAATTAAGCCTATGCTAACCCCAATAGACCCTCATATGGTCATTCCACAAATGGATCAAACTCAACTCTCCTCCGTTATTTTGTTGCCTTATTACAATAAAAATTATCTGCTTGTCTATTTTAAAGGGACAGCTTCAAGTACTTACAATTATTGCCTCTGCTACTCGCTCGAACAAAAATCCTGGACGGTTCGGGCAATGCAACCAATCACAGCTGCCTGTGCCGCTGAAAACAACGTCTATACCGGAACCTCTACCGGTCAAATCCTTAAAGAGTTTACCGGATTTACCCGAGCCGACGGCCAACCAATTCAAATGGTGCTTCAAACTCCCTGGTTTGATTGGAACCGCCCTGATCTTTTTAAACAAATAAACACCCTCTATTTAAACTTTATTTATGGTATTTCATCTAACATTACAATAAACATTTACAAAGACTATTCAGAAACGGCGGCCATTAGCCGTACCATAAACAACCTAAAAACCTATTCTCCTGGAAAATACGGATCCAGCGCTTATGGTGTTTCATCTTACGGCACTAACATAATAGATTTTTATCTTGGGGAACTCAACATTAATGCCAAAACTTTAAAACTAGAAGTCATCGTAAATGATATCGTCTCAGACTTTGAATTATGTGGAATGGGATTTGAAATAGAGCTGAACGATGGCCACTAAAATAATAAAATACACTCCAAAATATCTGGCCCCAATATTAGATTGTCTTGAACAATACCACAAAGCCTTTTCAATAGAAGGAACAGCTTCCCCCGGTTCCGAGCTTTGGGCTACAAACTGGCACAAATTTTTAAGGGACAACTATTCCTTTATCATCATAAATGAGTCAGGTGATTTTCAGGGCTGCATATGGGCTTACGATTTTAGCGGTAATGCCCACTGCAAAATAGGGGGCTTCGCCATTCGAAAATTTCCCCCGAAACAAACCCGACAAATAATTCAAGACTTTTGTCATCACCTATTTACAACCCTTAATATAAAATTAATCTTAGCTGAAATTAAAGAGTGGAACCGATCTTCCAAACGTGCTATACTTTTTAAAGGATTTAAGTTATACGCCAAAATCCCCCATTTTTACGGCTATAACGAGCCTTGTTTACTGTATGGCCTAACAGTAGAGGATTTTAATTCATGGGCGGCGGACCAAAATCACCCAGCTTTCCAAACACGGCTACCTATTTTGATGGCCAAAATATGGTGGGAAGTCGTAAAAAGGGCGGAAAATTTATTCAATATTATAATTCCACGCCCGAACAACAAGGCCTAAAAACTGGCCTCATAAACAATTTTTATGATGAGATGCCGTATCTTTCATCATACACAAACAAATACTCAAATGATTTTAACAGGCTCTATAGCGAAGCGCATGATGCACTAGCCAAATCTCCAACAGATTTTGTCAATTACGGACACGAGATCGGAAACAACCTTAACCAAGCCGCGTCCCAAGATTTCCAGCGTTCTTTAGAACCCATCCTCCAAAACATGCGAGATGACTACGCTTCCCGGTTAGGCACATTTAATCAGACCCCCTACATTGATCGCCAATATCAACTTCAAAGACAGGACATTGATCCGACTCTCGAAAACCTCGCCCTTAAATCTCAAGTAGCTGGGGCCGATCTTGTTCCTCAATATCAAGGAGCCCTAGCGCACAATTACAACACATTGCTCAATGGCTTTACCGAAGGCGCAAATTCAGACATTCAACGCCGTTTATCGGGCCTTGGTTTTGATGTAAACGGTTTAAGTGCTTTACAAAACCAATACTTATCGAGTCTAGGTGCAAACAGCCAATTTAGCCAGCAAGCGCAACAATTCGGACAAAACCAATTTGCCAACAATATGCAAAGATATAATAATCAAATGGGTATGATCGGCTCTTTGTTAGGCCCTACAGGGTCCTCTTTTTTTGGAAGTCCTTCCGGCAATCAAATTGGTGGAAGTGGGGGTGGAGATATGTCGGGCGCCGCTTTTTCAGCCCTCATGTCTGCCGGTTCAGGCCTTCTCGCCGCAATTTAAGAGGTTTAATCATGGGTATACTCGCTCAAATAATCCAACCCCTTATGCAACGCGCTTTCGGCAATACCGGAAGCGCCGAAACACTTGCCAATCAACTAAACAGCAACCTTTCTCAAATGGGAGTTCAAGCTCACTTACCCGAAATCCCCCGGTACGCCCCAGGAGGCTCCGCAGCTATTATTCCCGGTGTCGTCAATCAATACAACCAGATGATTCAATCCCAGCGTATGCAAAACTACATCGAGGCAGCTCGTCAAGTTAATCCCCAGGATCAAGCTCTGCAAAATATGAATTCTTTTCCCGCCGTTCAAGAATATTACAAACAAGTTGTTCTGCCTCAGGCATTAGCAAGGCAACAATATGAACAAAGAGTTCAACAAGACGCCCCCATCTTAAACGCAGAACGTGCCCGGTTCCTGTCCAACCCCGAAGAAATTTTAGGAAAATCCAATCCCTACGTCCAAAATAACCGGATTCGTCCCACAATGCTGGAAGCAGACCCCAACGTCCCCGGTTCCGCGCAATCCACTGACGCTGCAAATATGGCGCAAGTCCCGGAAGCCGCGCTCAATAAACTTCAAACACTAGATCAACTGCATGATTACTTCAAAACCTTGGGTGGTGGAGATGCGGCCAATCTCGAGCATCAAAAAGCAGACGATAACACTCTTCAAACAATGACAAACACTGGAACACAACTTAATAAAGACGCCAGAGAGCAGGCCTCATTTCCAGCCGACCTGCAAAAAAAGATTTTAGAAAATGAACAACAATCGATTCAAAATAATTATAATACTGTAAACAACCCATTAAAAACGCAAGAACAATCCTTAAAAAATAAACAATTACACGAAAACATTTTTAATCCCAACAAGCCTTTAAAAGACAGATTACACGCCCTCATTGAATTCCACAATCAAAACCCGGGAGTATTAACCGACGACGACTTATCGCGTTCCGCGGCCGCAATAATTTCGGGCCATCAAAACAATCGAACAACTGACGCCACAAGCAATTCACACAAATTGATGAAAACTCTTTCCGAGATAGATAAGCAAATTGCAGAACAATCAAGAGCCTACAACCAAACACCGGAAACAAAACAAGCAATTAACACCCTTCAGCAACGAAAACAACAAATACTTCAACAAATGCCTTCAAATTCCTTTAGCGGACCTGGAGGTTTCAAAATTTAATGGCCTTACAAGGAAGCGTCTCAGTAACAAATTCTCCGCAAGCGCTTTATGCGGCTATGGCGTCAGACGCTGCTCAGCGTTATGGCGTTGATCCAGAAATTTATTCCGCTTTGCTCCACCAGGAATCCGGCTTAAACCCGCACGCCGTTTCCCCGGTTGGAGCCCGCGGTATAGCTCAATTCATGCCCTCGACCGCTAAAGCACTTGGAATCAACCCAGATGACCCGCAACAAGCTATAGATGGGGGCGCTCGTTATCTTGCGCAACACCTTAAAACTTTCGGAGGCGACTATGAAAAAGCGCTAGCCGCGTACAATGCGGGCCCCGGCGCTGTCCAAAGATACAATGGTGTTCCTCCATACGCCGAAACTCAAAACTATGTCAAAACAATCTTAAATGGAGCGCTTCAACGCAAACAACAACGCCTGGCCGCTTTACAACAAGCAACTCAACCCCCCCAAGAAACTCAAGAAAACCCAAAAGACTACAGCTTTCAACAAACTCAGCAATTAGCCCCCCTTAAAGACACAGACGCCATACCCGACAACGCTTCCCCGGTTCAGTTGATGCAACGGCAAGTCACGTTTCAAAACGCTTTAAACGTTCCAGGTAACCGGGAAGCGTGGGAAAAAGCCAACGACGAGCAAAAAAAACAAATTCTCGACCAATTCAAAAACAAATACATCGGCCCCAATCCAGCCTTTCAACAACTATCTCCTGAACAACAAAAAGCCACAATTCAAAAATTCTACCAAAAATATTTGCCAGAACCCAAACAAAACGAATTTTTAAACGGCGTTGGAGAATTTTTCAAGGGTTTTGGCGAAGATGCCTCAGCCTACAATTTCGATTTTAAAGGAAACCCAAAAAACATAGGCTATCAATTGGGGCAACAAGCTGGGGAGCTTGCGGCCAATATTGTTGTTCCTATAGTTGGGGCTAGCAGCGGTGCTGCTATAGGGGGCACGGCATCCCTTGGAAACCCGGTAATAGCTGGCCTCTCTGGTGTAGGGGGAGCGGTTGCAAGTTCTGCCTATTATGCCTATATTCACGATTATAATAAATATCTAAAAGAGCATCCACACGCTGACCTTGCAAAAGCAGAAGCCCACGCCAGAATTACCGCCGCTACTATGGGGGTTTTTCACCTCATTCCCGGTTTAGGTGAACTCCCCGTCAATCCTGGACAATTTTTAAAGCAGGCAGGAGCTGACGCCCTAATAGGCGGAATTAGTGGGGGCGCTCACGGTGCAGTTGAAACAAAAGACCCCGAAAAGATAGTTCAAGCCGCGGGTGAGGGGGCTGCAAGCCAAGCTCTTTTCGGCGCTTTGTTTCGGCAGGTTTTGGGTCGTGTATTTCCCCGTAATTCCACAAAAAAACCTCCTACCAACCCATCTAATCCTAAATCGAATATTTTACAGGGCCGCGTAGAGCAAACCGTAACCCCGGATCAAGTATTGCTAGATAAACAAGCGTCGTCCCCAGCAATAGTAAAAGCCGCAAAACAGCTTCTAAAAAAACACATTGAAACCGTTATGCGTATGGCGCAATTTCAAAGCCCAGAAAATCAGGCCTCATTTATTGAACAGCAAATGCAAGACCCAACGATTCAGCACGCAAAAAAAATTGTTGAGCGGGCCTCTGAACTCGAATCTGAAGCAGATTCCCCCAAAAAATTAAGTATTTCTAACCATTCTAACGATGAATTAGAGGCGCTTATCAATATGGGGATTAAAGCCAATCAATCAGGAGGGGCTGCTAGTGCTAAATTTGAAGCTTATCTTAATGAAAACTACAATAAATCTGATGCCTCCATCATTAAAAAAGAAATTCAAAGACGCTTGAAGTCCGAAAAGACTTCCCCGGTTCAGGAATCAAAAGCAGAGCCTATCTACAAACTTACAACACAATCTTCAGAAAGCATAGAAAAAGTTTTACAGGCAGGTGTTTCTGCTGCTTCCGACATTAAAAAATTAGCTAAATTTAACAAAGAACTTGATTTTTATTATTCTAAAGAAGACGCAAAACTTATTCGTCAAGAAATTGCAAACAGATTAAATCAAGAAAAAGCTCAAAAAGCAGAAGTCCTAAAATTAGAAGCTAAAAAACAAGAATTATTAAAAAACCAAACTAAAAAACAAACGACCTCTATCAATGATATGTCTCATCAAGATTTAATGAGAATTATTGCGCGCGGGCTAGATGAATATTCGAAAGGCCCTGCACATCGTTTAAAATTTAACGCAGAAATCCTAGAAGAGTTTGGAAAAGATCAGGGCTCTCAAATTCTCCGTGAACTTGAGCGCGCCCACAAACAACTAACCAAAACTCCAGAAGAACACCAAGCAACCATCGAAGAAATAAAAAATTCCCCAGAGAATATCTCAGACATTGAAAAGACTGAAAATCAAATAACAACCGAGGTTGAACCAGAACTCAAGGCTGAGGCCGAATATACCGACGGCCCAGAACGTGTTTTACATAAAGATCATTTAAACCAGGGAACCAAGCAGCAAAGTAAAGGCGGTTATAAAACCCTATCCGAACTTCTTTCTATACCAGCCATTAAAAAAGCTTTTTTAGAACTACCAGTTAAAGCTCAAGAAATAATGAAACAACTTGATTTGTTAGGCTACGCCAACCAACGCGCCAATATCTTATCATACAAAGCCAAAACCGGACAGCATTCCTCCGCATCTGAAGGTTATCTCGACGTACCGGAAGAAGACAAACACGTCAGCCATCTTGGTTTCGAGTGGAATCCAGAAACACAAGAATTTTCAATCGGTGTAATCAACAACAATATGCAACTACGCAAATACTTTATCCAAAAAGGGGAAGGTACTCCAGGCATATCTGAAGTAGTTCCACACACAGGCGCCCAGCTAGAGGGAAAAATTTCCGGCGCATACAAAGAACCAGGAGCCTACATAGACCCGGCTCCTTATGTTGAGTATGCTATAGGCATGATGCCTCGAAACATGGTTTCCCGGTTAGGGAAATCCCCAGAAGCCGACCAAGTATTAAAGGTCATTTTAAAAGCTAAAGGCATAAACGAACCCGAAATATTTAATTTCATAAAACATACAGTCACCAATCAGAAAGAGTTAGAGACTTACCTAAACAAACACTTACCAGAAACCCTTCAAAAGCTATTAACTGACTCTAAAAAGCTGTCTTCTCTTTCGATAAAAGACTTCAAATTACGTTCAGATAAGCTTGCTAAAGAAATAGAAAAACTTCCTCAGCATCTTATCAAATTATTAGATAGAGAGGTTCCCTGCTAATGTCCACTGTATGCTCACCCAAAAATTTAGCGTGCGTCCTTATAGGCGAAGCTGACGCCAAATATAAAGGCGTTATTGATTATGAAGCCTATAAAAATCTTTCTCCAGACGAGCAGTATCATTATCAATTAGGATATACTCGACAAGATATTAATCAAGACATGGATTTTAACAAGAATTTTATGTCTCAAATGATTCACGGAACTCGATTAAATGCAATGTATATGAGCGCCGCATTTCGCACTCCTAGAGAACTTTTTGGGGATCGAATCGTTTCCCCGGTTTCCGAATTAATGCAACACTGGGTATCGAATGGCGCTTCAATTGACCTATATAAAAACCAAATTGTCCCTCAATTAAAAGCTCATCGCGATAATATTCTACCTCAATTAAAGGGAGCTCAAAAATCACTTTTTAACAATTATATAAATGACCAAATATTAAGGGTGGATTATGGCTCCTCCACTTCAGGGTTTATGGCCCTGATCAATAAAGCAAATTCTTCTCTAACAGAATCGTTAATGAAGTGGAACATCGATACCGCATTTTTGCACACTCTCACCGTCCCTATGCGCGGCGTTTCTTTAGACGCAGATGCACTAGGTTACAACGTTATATCTGGTTTGATGCAAGCAATAAAAAATGCTCCAAAAGGCAAATTTGGATTGCCTAACCTTGCCGGGCAGATCGAAGAAGTAAAACAATTTGGCTCTTACGGAGACTCGCACGACGATCTTAACAATATGGGCCTTCTCCACGCTGCGGACACCGTACAGGCAAACATTATGCATTACGCGGCTAAATCCAAATTCGGAGCCAATGTAGCCGCCAGAAAAGAATTTGAATCATATGCCACTCTCCGGTACGAACTTGGCAACGAGCCCACATACTTTATAAATCACGAGATTCGGGACACGCATATGTTCAATCTTGGCCGGTTTGCAATTAGAGAGCTTTTAGATCCCATAAGCCACCTGATGGCAATAAAAAACTACACACAAAACCCAACCGATCAGGGGCTGAAAACAAAAGCCATCCTAGGCTTAAACTACCTGCTGGCAAGTTCTCTTATTCGTACTGTTGTTTTTGGCCCCAATGCCTCTATTCAAGGACTTCCCGGCATCGCCCTAAAACAGGCTCACAACATGGCCCACATGTTTAATGAAAATATACCCACTGCGGACGAATGGAATAAGTCTGTAGAAGAAAATTTAACCGTCACAATCAATGGAAACAAGTATCACTTAACTCACCTATTAAAATATGGCAATTTAGACTATTCGCATCAACACGAAACAATTCCATTTGCATTCAACTATCAATACACAATAAATTTTTTAGGGTCCGCTGCAAAAACTGTTAAGAGTATGAATGAAGGAAACCCAAATAAAGCGGGCGAGTATTTAATGACGACCCTGGCAAATGGACTTCCCTATTTGTGGCCCATACCAGAAGCCATAAGAAATAAACCTATGATAACATCCATCAAAGCTATGGGTAGAGCGGTTTCTGGAAAAATAGATTATACTGAAATTGTGCCTGATTTTGTTGAAACTACCTTTGATTTAAACCAACCAATAACAGGGTATGGTAGGCAAAGAAAAGCATACATTGAAAGCAGAGGCAGACAATGACCCTTTACAGCCTACAACACGCGACAGAAATCATCGATGGGGCAGCGTATACAATTCACGCAAACCACCTGATTGATAATTTCAACGCGCTCAGTTCAGACATCAATGATCGCCTTTCAACCACAACAGCCAACACGCAAGTTGTCTCTGGGCCCGTCACCTTTAATGGAGCCGTTACCCTTGCAGGCGGCGTTGCCGGAACTATCAACTTTGCAAGTTTACCCACTTCAGCACAAACAACGCCAACCGCTTCAAATAACCTTGCCACAAAGCTCTATGTTGATTCCGCTTCCAGAGCCACTCCCTTAAACACTATGTACGGCGCTTCTCCGGTTTACGTTAACGCAGCCACAATCACAATAGGCCCTTTTTCCTGCCTCGATTCAACAGGAGCTGTTTTTATCAATAATATCGGAACAACCACGGTAACCACAAACACCACCGGCGCAGCAAATGGGATTTTAACATCTTCCACCCTTGCTGGGACCGTAGCAGGAACAAAGGGAAGTGGAACCATTACTGGAACTGGAACGACGGCAACCACTGACCTCAAAGTTGGTGACATTGTGACAATCGCCACCGTCACAACCGGAAACCTTTCCGGAACAGTTTCAATAACCAGCGGAACCACTGTAGTAACAGGCTCATCAACCACCTTCACCCAAGATTTTGTTCCTGGAGACACCATTAATTTTGCCGGCGGAGCGTCGGGCATTGTTGATAACGTAGCTTCAGACACATCTATGACATTAACCGCCAACTATACCGGACCTACTTTAAGCGGCGTAACCTATACCGCTTCCGGCCCCCAAATTAGAAAAGTAGCCGCCATATCCTCCAACACATCATTTACTGTTAGTCCCAACATAACTAGAACAGTAAGCGGCGCCACTTATTTCAGAGGCGGAAAATGCGTTAAAACTTTCTATTATTTGTATGCTGTGCTTCAAAACAACTTGTCAAACCCCGCACTCATTTTATCTACCAGAAGTGTAGCAACCGGCGATACTTTAATTGATTTACCGCCTGGATATATCTACTATCGTCAATTACCCTTTGCATTGCTATTAGATGCAAGCGCTAAAATATGCCCTTTTCTCGTGGCTTCCGGTTGGCCGGGAAAAACTCAAATTTATTTTACCAACAGCGGATATCAGTCAAGCTCGTTTAGTAGTTCTTCTATTACCGCAAGTCTTTACAACCTCTTAGTCAACGCAACCCAAACTACTTATACAACCGTCAATGCCTCCAGTTTAATTCCAAAAATATCCCGGCAAGGAATATATTCAGGCTTTGTCAATGGTACATCACCATCAGCCCCGTCCCTCTGGATGCGCGATTCCACAAACCAACTCACGCCAGGCAACATTTTAACTATTTCGGATAATAGCGCGTACACACCTTTTTATGGTGTGTTAGGCCCCTGCGACGTTAACCAGAATTTTGACTACAAAATTGACCCTGCAGGCGGAACCTTATACGTACTTACAGTTAATGGCTTTGTTGTAACGGAGGTTTATTAATGTACGTTATTCGACAAATTAATAATCCTTTAATGATTTTAGCTTACGGACAAACCACGGAACCAGGAAGGCTTTGTCCATTTGACCCAACCATTTATGAAGAGGTTGAACTTGATCAGCTTCCCCCCGACGCACAAATAATCCCCCTTAAAACTCCTAAAGATAAACTTAACGATCTATTTAATCAGTTACCTCCCGATAAAAAGGCAGCCTTTTACCCGCTAAAAACCACCGTATTTCACGCCTTACAAGACGGCGACGCTCCAACCGCCGTTATGCTGGTTCAAGCCGCTCCCGTGCCAACCGAATACCAACCAATTCAAGCCCAAATAATTGCCATTTTACAAACTATTCCCCCCGGTTCCACAGGAGGAGCATAAATGCTAAATCTCGAAGAGCTTTTAAAAGCACCAGAAAAGTTTGCAACTTTTATCGAAACACGTTTAGGCCTTGCTATTTTTGTGGCGGGTATTTGCATTTATTTTATTACTCCATATCTTCAACACGTTAACGATTCTTTAGACAAAATCCAATTGTCAATGGAAAGGTTAACTGAAGCTGTTCAATATTACGCCATAATCTCAAGAGGTAAATAAAAATGACAACAGGACTCTTAAAATTTAAAGGAACAACTTCCACAAACCCCAACCCGTCATCTTTAACTACCTCAAACCCTTACCCGGTTTTAGGCTCCAATCTTTCCGGCACAATCACTGTAGCAACCGGCGTAGGAACAACTACCACTCAAGGTGATTCTATTATTGGTTCCGGCACTACCTTTCAGACAGACTTTGCTGTAGGAAACAAAATTGTAACCGCCGGCGGACAAACAAAAAGAATTTATTCAATAACATCAAACACTCTTATGAACTTGGGATTAGGAGATTATTTTGAGACCTCAGAAACCAATGTTACATATAAAAACGGCGGCTATGTTAATCGTTATGTGTCTTCTGCAAAATGGCAAACTCAAGCCACCTCGTATTGTAATGCTTTAATCCCTCGAGAAACACTGTACGGATCCAATAACCAAACAGAGCTTAATCTTGGCTTTCAAGCAATTGGAGGAACATTAACCGGCACTTACTCAATCGATATATGGGTCTGGTCAGCCACTATAGGCGCATGGCTGGAGTATCAACGTAAATCCTTTACTGGAGATGCCATCAACTCGAACGCAACCTTTTACTGGCCCCTGACGCTTCCCGGTTTCGACCCCATCTTTATTCAAATTACGGCCATTCCCTCCAACTTTCTCCAAATAAACTATGACGCGGGGGTTGCTGTACTATTATGACACTAGCATTGCGAAAAGCCCTAACCCAAAACGAACTATTCCCGATTCAACCGGGAACGTTAGCCCACGACTACCTGATGAAAAACTGGTATATGACCGATGTTCGTCCCGAAATCATAGCGGGCCTATGGTACCGGGAAAACAACTTTAAAATGACGCCCGATAACCCCTTTCAATTCGATCCCCCACTCCCCGGCTCCGTCAGAAACACTTTGCTTGACAAATACTCACACTACATAAAAGATTTAACCCCCTTTCAAATAGAAATGCTCCTTGCCACCGAATTTTTTAAAAATAAATGCTTCAATATTTCGGCCATAGAGGGTAAAAATCCCTCCAACGACGCCATTATGGATGCATACTATGGCTACAATGGCCGTGCCTTTGGTTCTGACCCTCGTAAAAGCCCGTACGTTTATAATGGCTTTGATTCAGATCATTACCCCATGCACTTTACCGGGAGCCAGCCAGACCCAAAAAACCACACAAAAAGAATCAAAGTCACCATACAAGACACTCGTCCTGGGGCTTTTGTCGTATATCTTCAGCTCAAAGCGTTACAACTGTTCAATATATAGGAGTTATTAAAATGGCAGACCTTAACAAAGACAAACGCAATGTTGGCGGCGGTACGTCCGGCCCATCTAAAACCAAAAACTGGGAAAGCGCCCCTCAATTTCCCCAAACAAATGCAGAAGATGAAAAAAAACCGGGAAACCAGAGCCCCAATAAAAAAGGCCCGAACTTGGAGCCAACCATACCAGACAAAGGCGCTCAATACTATACAAGCAATAAAAAAGAAAACCCCCTACCCGCCCCCAAAGACATTTTAGGAAAGCTCGACCAAAAACCACCCCTGGACCGCAAAAAATAAATTGACCTCCTTTCCCCCGGTTCAGGGGGATTTTTTTTGCAAGAAAAAACCCCTCGAAAGGGGCGCGGGGATCGAGAGAGAGAGAGGAACTGTATGGTTAAGGTAACAAAGAAACTTGAACATGCTTCCTGGAATGACCGCCCCACGCTGGGTTTCTGGGGAGCATTATAATTGAGGTGGCGGTTGTCCCGGTATCCAGCATTCGAGCCTCTTGCGCATAAGTCGCTTTTTTCAAAAAAGATCCGACCCCACAGTATGTTTGATAAATGCTTGCCATTGTGCCGGTTCTCTTGTTTATAACCGGCCGAACAATAGAGTGTAAAGTTATCGGGTTGTGAAAATGCCCTTGCACATACACATCTGCATTACTAATCTCATTAATATTTTTCAATAAATTATTTGCGATAGTACCAACCGCGCCGCCGCCGCCGCTTCCATGCGTAATAAAAACAATAAAATGACTCCCCATAACATTAAACAACAGCACAAGGTGAGGTTTTCCGTAGCCCACCCTAATTTTTTCCTGTCGCCCTAAATCCCAAAACCACGATTCTACCGCATCAAATTCGCTTCCGGTTGCTCGTGCAATTCTTTTATCATGGTTGCCTTGGCAGGTTCCCAAAAACTTACCCTCTTTTATTAGGAGATAAAAATCCTCCTTAAATTTTCCAAGGGCTTCTCCAATTGACTCATCTTTTCCAATGCTTCCAAACTTGCCTTGAATCGATAAATCTAAGGTGTCCCCAACCCCAGCTGCCTTCCGGTTAGGCTTTTCAAAAACATATTCAATTTTTTCTTTAATCTTTTTACGGTCTTGATCAGGGCTTCCATAATGCAAATCCCCAAATATTACCAGCTCAAGAAATTCATATTGAACTGGGGGATACTTAATGATTTCATACATTATAGAAGCCCTTATTAATTAATGCTCGTATAAAAATGTGACCGTCGCTGTAATCGCTAATGCTGACATCCAGTAACAAAAATCTTTTATCGAGCCTCTACATAACCAATTAATTGAATTACTAAAATATAAAACCATAATAACATAATTAAACAACAATTTGTTAGTTAACCACATCATTTACTTTTTTTGGCCTTATCTTTCGTTTCCACCAACATTTTTTTATCTTCTTTTTTATCTTTAGAAGATTTTTCAACGTCTTTCATTTTAGGCTTTTTATCTTTTTTCATTTCATCTTTCTTCATTTTATTTACCTTTCACTTTCTTTAAGTTAGGATTGGCTTTTTTTGCTTTTTTGGAAGCATTACGCGCCCCAGCTGCAATAATGGCGTCTGCTTCCCCTTTGCTAACACCTTCTTTTTTCTCTACAGATTTTGCAGCTGCTTTAAAGCCCATACCTTTTGCCATCTCTATTATTCCTTTATCTTTACATTACTAATTAAATAAGTTTTTGGTAGCATACATCGGGGATTCCAATCAGTGTAATTAAAGTTATAGTGCCCCTCATATACATTATTATTGCCCGTAACCCTATGAAATTCAAGCTGTCCAACCGGTTGCCCGACATATAATTTAGCTGGAAAATTAGTTGTCACTTCCAACGTCCACCGGCTAGCAAACCCGGGATCTCCCCAACCCGCTGACTGATGTACACTAATAAAATTTCTGGCTAAAGTCGACCTCGTATGAAGCGAACAATTTAAATGTGGCACCAAAGACCCCACAAACTCCTCAGAATGCATCAAATACCCAAGTCCCGGCTCAATATTTATTACTTCATTTTTAGCCTCGCAAAGCGTATAATAAATATTTTCCCCAGGAGAAACAACCCAATAATAACGCCCCAACCGAATATCTAATGAGTTGCCCTGGCACAGCCGATTAAAAACGTCTTCAAGCACTGGCTTCCCGGTTCCGTCCAAATATCTAATCTCACCCCTTTTAATAGCTTCTCTAATTGCTTCTTTGCCCAAACTACAACTACTCATAAATTAATACTCCAATTAATTTTACAACTAAGATCATACCGCTCTAATTTTTTAATGGTTTTAAGTTCTACCAGCCGAGCAAGCTCAAAAAATAGGGTGGATAATCTGTTAAAAAATCTATTTAATTCTATGCAATGGGGAATCTCGGTTTGATTCCAATAAGCCCTTTCTAACTGTCTAGCTTTAACTCTAAGTAAATTTAAATGGGCCGCACCAGGATGATTAAATTTATAAAATGATGTCGTCGGCCCAGATAATTCTGTTACCCTATCAATTAATTTTTCAAACTCTTCATTATAAACGCGATTTATTAGTTCTAAGCATTTGTTATTGTCGCACTTATCGGCTAACCAAGGAAAAGAAGCCAACAAATACAACGAATTCTGCACATTAATTAATATAGAATTAATATATTCTCTATACTCTAGAATATTAATAATCGAACCTTCTTTTCTTATTAAGACCATTAATTCGTCCAAATAATTCAAATATTCAAAATAAGAATTATCTTTTTTTAGTCTTTTAGTTAAATTAAAATAAGTTAACCCTCGATCCCCATAGTGAGTTCTCATGACAGTACCTCCTTAACTAAATGTTTAGGAATTTTAATCTCCAATGAAATTGTTGTATGCTCTTTAAAAGTGCCCACTGAATGAACGCTGGACGTTATTCCATACACCTCATATTTATGCAGTGTTCCTAAAACGTCCCACATAAATTTTTTTGCTTCTGTTTTCTCAAACAAATAATTTAATATGTGTTTAATCATTTTATGGGACAACTCCCGCCACTGCATTCATCTTCTAAGGTAATGACATCACCAGTAAACAATTTAAAAATATCCTGTGGAATAACCTTCAAAGGCTTAATCAATTCCTCATATTTTTCTTTGGTTATAGGAATGTAGGGCAAATCCGGATATTTATCTGCAATCGTATCATCATTTTCATCCAATTCAAATAAAGGCAAAAAAGAAGTAGATTTTAAAATATTCGAATACCTATAAAGTAATGTTTCTAATTGCTTTGTTTCTGATTTTTTAAAATTTATGGTAGCGCTTACTTGATTATCTGCCCAATATTGTTGAACAAAAAGTTGAAAGTCTAGTTGTTCTTTTAAAGTTTGTGTTTGAGCGCTCTTGAACCGGCGATTCTTTGCAAACTCACTTTTAATCGGAAATTCAAATAAATAGGCATTAGGAGTTTGAACCGCAGGACGCCCGCTATACCCCGCAGCAGTTAAAAGCTTAACCAGGGGGCTTGTCGCGTCCATTTGAATCCTTCTAAGATAATACGCCGAATATGGGGCGTGGATGCCGGGAGAAACCCCCGCCAAAAGGCTAATTGTTCCTGATGGCTTAACAGTTGTTAGCTTAATAGACCTATTAACGTTAAGATAGGCTGAAAAAACCTTATCTACCTCCCTAATACGCTCATATAATACGCTCAATATATTACTTAATGAATTTTCGGTTAAATTCTTTTTGCAGATCCAGTCAACCCAACCGGAAATAGAAACCCCTATCCTCCGGTTCTTGCGAACAACCTTCGCGGTTACTGGATCCTCATAATTCGCCAATGTAACCCGTTTAGCATATTTGTAAGCCAACGTCACAACATCCAGATAACCAACGTTTTGCGGTATCTTCGAGGGAAACACCTCCACCAAATTGCACGGCTCTCCATCTTCCAAGGTTATCTCCCCACAATTTGCAGAAATAACTCCAGACAAATAACTTTTTCCTACCGAAATATCATCAACAATAATATAATTATGAAATTCTTCAACCATCCCATTATAAACGTCTTCTGTTCCGCAAGGAATAACGGATACAACTTTATGGTTTTCTAATATTTTTTTAGCGATGCCTCCAGGAGTTTTATAGAAAAACCCATTTAAAACCTGGGCTGCATAATGCTCTTTATTATGTTCACTCTGTGTTAGTAATCCCAAATTTTCAATTCTATTGTCAGTGGGATCTCCATTAAGATGATGAACAATTTTATTGTCAATATTTAATCCAAAATAATCGGCCACAATTCTATGTAAAAAATATTGTTGAACATAATCCCCGTCTTTAACATTTCTAACAACTCTAAGATGACCGTCCCTATGACGATGAATAGAAAAAGCTGATACAGATTGTCCTATTTTTAAGTTTTTAGCTTTTATCTTATTTCTTTGTAAAGTAAAGAAATTATGGTCTTCCGTGCATTTAACTTTTAGCCCGCTGTCAAAAGTTACTTCTAAGACAGAAACATTCGATCTTGTTTTGTGCGGACGTTTCATTATAGATAGTTTAGGTTGATTGGTTTTTAAATCAATACACCACACTAAAACGTCTTTTTCGGTCTTTGCCAATTCTTCAAAAGTTTTAACCCCATTATAAGTTAATATTTTTGTGCCTCCCGCAACACAAGGATTAGTTCCGACGGCTGCCGGGTCTGCTGCCGGATTAAATCCATCTATCAAACGACCCGAATTCCTACAGTTATACAGATTGACTATCCCTGGCTCCCCATTATTTATAATGGCATTCGCTAAGTCCGGCCAAAAAATACAACTATCTTCTTCAATAACAATAGAATTATTTGACGCCCAGCGATGATGCATCAAATATTCATATTTTTGCTTTTCTTCCTCGGTTACAGGGTTGAAATTAACATTTTTAGCGTCCAAAAAGTCAATATCATTAGGATCGCCCAGAGCAATAAGGGCTGATCGACGAACATTCCCGCTAACAACGCAACGACCGATGCAAGTAACGATATCCAAAACCTCGACACTGGTCAATTTCCTTCCTTGTGCGCCATTAAAAATTTTTGTAACCCACTCCAACAATTCTTTCAATGGTTCCGGTCCAGGTGCAACGCCTCCAAAAGTTTTCAAGGGAGTTCCTTTTGGCCGAATATTTGACAGATCAACCCAAATCGGCAACAAACCACCTTTATAAGAAAAATGAGACGTAATAATATGATGAACTACTTGAACCCAGCCTTCTCTTGAATCCTCCACCACAAAGTGCTTAAAATCATTCCCACACTTTTTTGCCTTTTCCCCATCAAAACAAAGCTCAATTTGTGATCGAACCGAGGGAAGCCTATCAATATATTTTTTTTGAATGCCAAACCCCACGCCAGACCCCAGCATAAGCTGATTCATAATAAACTTAAAGGCGTATGCAGGATCATTATAATATGGTTTCATACTAATATAAAAGCAATTCGTTAGGCCTGCTCCATGACGCTCGCTCGCCTCGGTACCAGATAACCACAAACCGCGTCCGGCAGGCAAAAAATACATATTAAATATATAATGATACATTTGCATCGCTTCATATTTCATTGCAGCAACCCTAGAATTTGTAACCGATCCCTTAGTCGCCAATTTATGCTTATACTCAAGTTGATAATTTCCTTCGACCACCCGCGCCACGGTCTGCCACCACTCCTCGGTTCCGCCGTCAGGCAAAGGCCGCGCGTAAGTTCTTTTATACGTCACGTAACCCAAAGGTCCCCACGGAGGCGCCAAATCTTTATATTGGCTGACAAACTGATCATCCAGAAACTTCATTCAACGTACCTTTCTTCTTATACTCAATAAATTTAGTTAGTAAATACTGGGTCGTTTGCTGACCCTCGAACCGGGAACCGACAAATAGAACATAAATGCCATAATGCAACGACAAGCCCAACAAAAAATGTTTAAGCGCTTTATTTGCCCGCAATTCAAACCCAGCTAAATCAGTTTCAATAACCAAATACGGAAACTTTATTTGTTGCAGTCGTAGCAACTCTGCTTTGAACCGGGAGGAGTGCCAACAAGATTCAATGTCTGAAAAGCTTTTTCTCTCTACAGTAATTTCATTTTCGAACCCTTCTAACGAATAATCTCCGGTTTTGAGGGCTGCTTTTTTAAGTTCCACTCCAGTAAACCTGTAGGGCAATTTTTCTCTCGTATCAATCAAAAAAACGGGGGCGAGTTTTTGTTTTTTAGGCATGACTAGCCCCCGAATTGTTTAACGCAGGAAAAGAGAGGAGTTACGCGTTGTTTAGATAGTTCAAAATATCTTGAACATGATTCAAAGAAGCTTTATCTCCTGTTTTTTCAAAATGTTTCAAGTGGTTTTTAGCAGCTCGAACTAATTTAGCGGTCGGAATATCTCTATTTACAATATCGTCTAAAGATTGAAGTTTTAACTCTCTTGGTTTGCGCTCTTTTTTAACTTTTGTTTTTGATTTTTCATCGGCGCTATGTTCATTGATCATCGTGATTATTTCCCTTATTTAACTTCTACTTAATTTAAAACCCTTGTTATTTAACTATAGCAAGTTTTTAATTGATGTCAACACTTTTTATAAGATGTTTTGCAGAAATTGGAAAATATTGTAGTAACAAATTGTAAATTTCTATTGCCACTTCCTGAGACTCTTTTTGCGCATGGTTATCCAATCGCTGATTACAAATCCTCGCAAATGCCAATAATGACCCAGTCCAATACCATTCAGTAAACATGCTTTGCGGTAAAATCATCCGTGCCAGCTCTGGTGCGATGCCTTCTTTAAGCATTAAATCATATAACTCAGTTGCCTCTTGGTAATGGTCATCAACCCTTTGTTTAATATTTCCCCCCAAACCCGGCCAACCAGATTTAAACAAACTAATCGTCTCGCTGGACGACCCTTGCTTAATTCCTCCTTCCGGCCTGAGCCGCCAGTCATTCCTACTATAAAATTCGGGGGGCTCATCAACATACCTTCGAGAGACCTCATTCCAGGCCATGTAGCCCGCGTCGCCTCCAGAAACACCTACATGAGATTTCCAGAGTTGGCGGGCCACAAATAGGGGCGCCTTAACGATTACCGTCATTTGACAGTGTGTAAAAGGGCTCCAATGATCGTGCCTCGCTAAATAAGCAATTAACTTTTCATCTTTTTCATTAAAGGTATCTTCAGCTATCTCTTTATGAAAAGAAACACGAGCGGCGTTAACCACACGCCCATCAGAGCCCATATGATCCTTATATGTAACAGAAGATTTATTATGCGTAATCATTTATTCTGTTTCCTTTTTCGTTGCCGAAATAGTTTCATAATATTCTATCACCCGGTTCACGTACCACCGTGCTTTTTTTAAGTCATCAATAAAAGACCCCTTAAATTGACAACGCATCAAATATTTCAATGCATTTCCCAAACAAAATTCAGGTCCCCAACCCAAGTCTTCAATAAGCTCAATTGATTCCGCTCGAGCCTGCAAATAATGACTTGGCCGATTAATCTTATCCTCCAGAACAAAAGCTTCAGAAATATCCACTTTCTTTATACTCCTTTTTCTTTTATCACCAAAACTTAACGGCATAATGATAAATTATTATCCAAAAAGCGACAAAATTTAGAAAACTAACAAGAGAATAAAACCAATCAACTAACTTCATTTAATCTTTACCCTCCTTCCAATTTTTAATAGTTTTAGGCTCACATTTAACCGGCACATTTTTTAAATAAATCTCATTTCCTTTAATCATACATTCGCGAACAATATTTAATACCTCTTCCTTAATATTTTCTGAACATTCAACAAGAACCTCATCGTGAATCGTCGCAACAATTTTCGCCTCTTTTGGCAAACGCTCCCGCATCAGGCATAACGCTTGTTTGTTGCCGTCCGCCGCCGTTCCCTGAATAATAGTATTAACAATTTCTCGCTCCGCTTTCTGCCGAACCCATTTATTAGAATGGTTTAAATCCCACAAATACCGAATTCTCCCGCCAACAGTCCGAACAAACAAATTTTGCTTAGCATCAAAATGCTTTCTCCGTCTAAACTCAGCCACTTTCGGAAACATATTATGATATTTTTCATAAAGTAGCTCGCCCTCAACTTCAGAAATACCGAGGGTTGCGGCTAATGCTTTCGCGCCTTTATCATACATCAACCCCAGTTTAACCGCCTTAATATCATTACGCTGTTTTTTGCTTACTTCCTCAACGCCATAAAATAACTGAGCCGCTCCGGTATAGGCGTCCATACCCCGCATAAAAATGTCAATCAAGCGTTCATCCCCCGACAACTCGGCCAAAATTCTTGGCTCAATCTGGGATAAGTCCGCATTAATAAACACGCTTCCAGGCTCAGGAATAAAGATATCCCGTATTTCCGCAGGAACATTCTGTAAATTCCGGCCGCTAGAACTATATCGCCCAGTCTCCGTTCCCAGCTGATTCCAGCTACAATGAACACGCCCATTTACTCGCTCATGCTTATAGGGCAATAAATACGTTGACAGTACTTTATGTGCTTTACGATAATTTAATAAAGCATTAACAGCAACATCCTCTTTAAACCGCTCTAAAACACCCTCCTCGGTACCGGGAAGGCTTAAGCCATAATTTTTAAATGCTTTTTTTAGTTGGCTAGGCGAATTTAATCCCTTATCATCTAACCAAGCCCCCAAAAATTGGTGGATTGTGTGAGCCCACCTAGCTTTTTCCTCATTATATAAATAAATATATTCATCTAATCTTTTTTCATCAATATAAATCCCATTTAATTCCATGTCCGCCGTAGCATATAACGTTTTCATCTCTAAATCAAATATGTGTTCAAGCTTACACTCTTTAATTTCTTCCCATTGCTTCAAAGCAATATAATGCAAATACATACAATCTTCTTTCAGGTACCGCACCATCTCAGGCGTTATATGATCAAACCAAGGGGCAACCCTCAATTCTTTACGTTTATCACGCTGAATTCCAAGGCGCCTTAATGTAGTATCCTCTAAATCACAATTATTAAACTCATATAAGCCCGCGGTCGTAATTTTTTCCGCAATAAAAGTATCAAACTTTATATCAAGCTCATAGTTATCGTGATGCTTAAAATTTACAAGCTCAAATTTGCCATTATGACAAATTAGCCCTCGCCAAAGCTTCAAAGACTCCTCGGTTTTCGGCTCAAAAAACGCATAACTAAAAGTATCTACACATTCATTATGCAGATCATTTAAGCTGGAATGCTCATAAACCCCCACAGGAGCAATTTTATTTTCCCAAAAATGTAAGCCCGATCTATCCCTTAGAGATTCCTTATGAAGCTTATCATATAATTTACTTCCCGGTTCATGCTTAAACATTTCATCATAAAGCTGCTGGTTTCCATCACCAACAGTTTCAATGTCTAAAGCAACCAATAGTTCAATTTCTCTATTGTCCACTAATAAGCCATCCCATAGCCTAAAATGTACCGCGCAGATTTTTTATTCTTTGTCGTACGAACAATCTCAATACCATAATCTTTCAAACAATCCGAAAAAAATTGAGGGCTTTTAAACCTCAAGCTTGCATCATATTCTCGAACTTCATTACAAAACCGGGTAAATTCAATGTGGCCGTCAGCTACTTCCACTAATTTATCCTGAAAAAAGTTATGGATTGGATTTTCATTCTTTTGTATCTCTTCTAAATAATCAAACCCATCGTAACTAAAATTTCCGTTGTTTTCATAAAGTTTTTTGGCCCCTTTCATTGCCCAACTCAAAATTCCAGGCATTTCTAATTTTAGCTTATTTTCAATGTCTCTGTCAGTAGTTTCGATGACTTTGTTAAATTTTAGTAACAACAATCTTTTTTTTACAGGCTCTTCAATATTTTTTAGCGGGTGGTTCGATGCAAAAATATGTTTGCAAATAGGCCTATACATATAGTCTTGCTTATAAAGTTGTCGCACTGAAATACTAACATTTACATTAACTAATTGTTTAAAGCCCTCGTCCGTAAAAGACGTTTCTGGATTGACCTCGTCCACAATATTAATTAATTTGCCAACAAGCGCGTGTCTTTTTTCTGGGCTTGCTAAAGCCTTTAACGAAACAGAGGCACGATTATCCAGCCCTATTAATGCTTCAATAACGTTCAATATCGTCGACTTGCCGTTATGTCCAGCCCCCAGCATCCACAAAGCTTTTTTATAATTACTGTGAGGCATTAAGCAATACCCGACAAATTCCTGAAGCAGATCAATTTTTCGTGGATCATCCCCCAAAACCCGATCTAATACCTCTGCCCACAACGATGAATAAGCCTCCTCCAGATAGTCATAATTAATAATCGTTTCTAAAAAAAGACCCTCATTATAAAGCCCCAGCTCCCCGGTTTGCAAATTATATATTCCATTATTTACCGGGACCTGACAAGCCGCCAAGTTTCTCCAAGGAATCGACCGACAACGGCCCACTTTTATAAGCTGCAAAATAGAATTTGTACGCGACATATTTTTTGCATTTTCTTTTGATTCATACTCTAAAATCCACTGCTTTAGCTGTAAATCTTTTATTTCTTCATAATATTTACCATTAAAGGCATACGTATTTTCACTCTCAATATCCGTTATTAAGTCCCGCTCTTTAATCACATTATCTGCGACGTCTACTGGATCAATGTCCTTGTTTTCCGAAAAATGCATAATCTCATAACCCCTAAATGATACCGCATCATCAATAGCTTTTTTAACCGCCTCCGAGCCAGAGGCCACGTACAGGTCATTAAAATCCCCCTTAACCGGAGGAACAGCAAATGACGCCTTCCAGGCTTGAGCCACCTTTTTTGCTACTCCCATTCCCGCGCTGTCGTTGTCCGCGGCAATAATAAACTTCGAATTAAAAACCTGCCGAAAACTCCCCACAATTTTCTCAATATTCGATATCCCAAAACAACAAATGGTATTATATCCAGTAGCTTCATAAAGGCTCGCTCCGGTTGCGAACCCCTCACAAAACACATAAATATCTGCCTTCGAGTGAAACTGGTAAAAACCAGAGCTCGTAAGGCCCGCTAAACAATACTTTTTCCCGGTTGCACTGATTTTTTGGTACGAAATAATCTCATTGTTTAAGTTATAAATAGGGATAAAAAGCATCCCGGCAGAATCTATTTTAATGCTTGAATCTTCTGGACACTTTATTTTTTTCAAGCTGATGTAAGGGTGGTCAAAGCACGTTTCATAGCCCTTAATTTTTTCGAGGTATTCTAAAGCTTCTTGTCTTTCTAACTCTTCAACTCTCTTTAATTTATTCTCTATCTCCGCTAATTCCTGCTTTGTCGGCTTTGTTCCATCATGTTTTATATGTTTTTTGCCTTGGGGGTCTGACCAACAACCATAAATTGCAGTCAGCCCATTTACCCGCTCGTGAACAACATACCAATATTTATCCTTTTCCCCGCAGCGGTGCAGCTCCCCGTCAACAATCGGATTCTCAATCCCGAACTCTATTAAACACTGAATCACTGACTTCATCAACTACAATCTCACTTAAGGCGGGTAACAACTCGACAGGGATACAAACATACCACTTTGAATAGTTCCTTTTAAAAAATACAAGCGGGATCAGTTTCTTTGCGTCCCTGCCCGCTTGTTCTAAGGCGTCCCATATGTTAAGTCTCTCCTTACATTTTACCTCGATGTGACACCCGGGAATACCCTGCAAGTCTGCATTTTCGATTCCGCCGGCTCCGACCTGTCTTTTTGTATTTATATTTTTAAATCCCAACGCTTTCAAAGCCGAGGCTAAGTTTAGCTCCGCCTTTCTTCCTTTAAGCACACTTTGTCTCAATTATCTTAAACCTCTAAATTAATGGTTTTAGCCCCTAAGGTTACTTTAATCGTTAATATTCCTCCACTTCAAAATCTTTAAACGCTTCTTGAACATTTTCTTTTCCCAAGCCCCTAAACATAATATTTAACTTAGAAGTCCAGGCTTTAGGAATAAACAGTAATTTTCTATCATAGTCCATAATGGCCGGCTTACACATTAAATATCCTCCTCACCATATTTTTTACCTTCAATGATGTTTAAAAACACGTGACGACCAGCATGTAAATAGTTCAACTCATTGTGATCTGATACTACTCTATAGTTTGTTACAGCTTTATTTTTTATCTGCCCCCCTATGGGATCCAGCACCCCATAAACATTATTAATTATAAACCTACGCCCCTTTCCAGCATAAAAATTACTTTTTAAAAACTTTAACTGTATTTTTGAGTGCAGCGGGCTACCAAAATAAATAATGTTTTTGGGCATTTTTTTACCTAATCCTGTCTCATACCACTCAATAAATTCCAAAGCATCATTAAGCAGCACGGAACCGAGGGAGTGGGCTAAAAAAATGTCGTCCGCACCAAAGTCGTTTTTGCCTAAAAAACTATAAAAGCCCTCAAGCACGCCGGCCTTATGGAACCTGTATGTGGGAACATCAGCCAATTCGTAAACCAACCTATTAACTTTTTCCCACTTAGACTCATACTGCGCCAACTCTGGCTTCCAATAAAATTCAAGCCATTCAGCGCCACCATAATTTAACGCTCGCTTCCATGCTTCCGAGTACCCAGGCTGTTTATTCGTCATACCGTGAATTGTAATAAGTTTCATTATTCCCGCTCCTAAAGTTGGTAAATATAAAAAGGGGGCCGTAGCCCCCACTGCAAGAGGAGAGTCTAATCAATCAACCCCACCACATTATAATTAGTGTATTCATTGCCATCCTTTCCCGGTTTCGTGGTTGCCTTAATTTTAACCACTGTCCCGGTTAGCTGTTTTTGAAATTGTCTTACAATTTCTGACAGACTTTCTTCCGCTGCTTCAGCGCCTAACAACTTAACCACATCTGTTTTAAACTGGCTAAACCCAATTTTATTTTTTTCAAGCTGCCCAGTTTCCCGGTTCTGGCGTTGAAACACATACGATTTATAGACTGGCTTACCAACAAAGCTGTCCCCAGACACCTGATGGGATTCTTTTACGACCATTTTAGCTTGTAATTGAACCCCCTTTTCATTCTCTATGAGCTGAATTTCTTGTAATTCAACCTCATACTCACCGTTAGGAAGGGGGCTAAAGCTATATGCTTCTGCTTCCTTATAGTCCTTGTCAAGGGCGTCGAGCGCTGATTCTGGTTTGCGTGGCATAATTTACTGTCCTTTCTTATTACTTTTAAAATATGACCTTAACTCTTTAAATCCAATATCGGCGCCCTTATCATCAGTCAAATAAAAATCCTCTGGCACCTCAATAATATTTTCTCTATTTCGTCTTTTCGCTTCGATATATTTGCTACCTCCAAACGTAATTAATCTTTTCTTTTCTTTTGAATCGTCATAGTCAATATACCCAATAAAATCCAGCATGCCTATAATAACAGTCCTTAGTTGCTTTTGCACACTTGGCATTATCTTGTTATACGTTTCGCCAAAAGTTACAATTTCCGTAAATACAGAATGGCTTATAATTACTACACAAAAACCAGCCTCTCTTAACTGCATAATACTTTTAATGATGCTGGCTGCAACCATGTCTTGGCCTTTGCCGTAGCCAACATCATTAATGTGTTGAAGGGCCTTCCCGGTTGAGGTGCTTACTTTAGTGATGACTTCTTCGCAACCAATTTTGTACAGCATATCCACTGTATCAATAATTATTGTTTTAAATTCGTGTTTTTCCTTTGTTAATGCAGTAATTATTTTTTCAAATTCTTTCCAAGTACTAACTTCTTTCCGGTATCCTTCAATGTGACTCGATTTATCGCCAAACAATAAGAGCAACGGAGAATCAAAATTCATCGCAAGAGTTGTTTTTCCAACTCCTGGCGGCCCATAGAGCATCCAGAAATAATCGTGTATATTCACTGAGGGCAATTCTTTTTTTGTCGGTAAAACTGACATAAAATATTAACTCCTAGGCACTTTCTTCTAACTCTTTAAATGGATTTTCTTGTTTATATTCATATTTATATGTATACGGATCTACGCACAATTTCAAATAAGGACAGCAGCCAAAACTCGTACAGGCCCCAGTATTTTTAAGAAATTTTACTTCTTGTGTAAGAGATAATTTTTTCTCAATCTCACTAAACGCAGCCTTAATAAATTCCCATTGACGAGCTTTTTGTTTTTCGCTTATTGAAATATAATTTGAAACAAAATTATCTGAAGTTACTTTTGTTGCTAATTCCTCCATTGAATATGCTTTTCCATCGGACAGTTGAGGCTTCTTTAAATAGGTATAAAGCATCCCCTCAACCTGTATTTTTTCTTGCGCCTCAACCACAATAATATAATTTAAAATTTGATTTTCTATTTGTTTATGATAAAAATATTCGGAAGTCACCCTAGAGACTGTTTTATATTCCCTAACCCACCACTTTCCAGCCTTGTCTTGCACCAAACAATCGATCTTTCCTTTAAAAGTATCTGAATTAGCCATCCCCAAAGGCGTCATATCTAATTGAATTTCTGGGCGAATAACCTTAAAATTTTTAGCGTCATAATGATTCTGGTAATATCCCCGCAATAAAACATTACAAAGTTTCCGAGAGGTTTCTAAATTAGTAAATTGGTTCTGAACAAAAAACGAGGTGTCTACACCATCAAAAATTTTGTCTGCTTCTTCAATCGCTAAGTCTATTGATTGTTCTTTGTATAGAATTTCAAGGCCTTTATGAACCGCGGAACCCAGTGTTAAAGCCTTATCCTCTCTGGCAATCGGAACAAGCTCATTAACATACCTATGTTCATATTTCTTTTGACAAGTTAAATACGTGTTTATTGCGCTAGAAGTTAAAATCAATTTTCTTTCTCCTTAAAGTACGAAAGCTTCCAATTATTACAATACTCTTTTAATTCTATTCGAAAATCCTCTATATCAATCAACTCTAAAAACCATACCGGTAAAACAATACACACTTTTCTGATTGTCTCTAATTTCCACTTTCTCTGTGGGGCCATCGTTATCCCTCGGTTGCTTATGTTTCCATACTAACCGATATTCTATCGAATTGGAAGCTAAAAACGAGAAATGTTAAAAAGTTGTTACAAAAATTTTTCCGGAACCGGGAAGAGTGGTTGGGGCTTTTACCTCCTTCTTAGCCTTTCCCAAGCCTTTTTCGCCCTCTTTTTCAGATCGAACTCACCGACATCGACCCCCACCACATAGCCCCCAGTTCGACATTTTCGACATTTTAATGTCGATCTTAATGTCGAAAAAAGCCCGTCAAACCGGGAAAATGTCAAAAATGTCGATTTTAAACAGTAACTTCTCCTTATATATATATTACTATTATTTTTATCCTGTTTTTTACAGCACAAAGGCCCCATTTTCAAACCTTTTTTAAAAAAATGGGGTTAATATATGAATCGGGGTGCTCTGTCGCTAGGGCTAGCCTCTCACCTATCAAACACTTTGCAACTGATGCAGTCTCTAGCTCACCAGCCGCTTAAGGTCGAACTCAATGGAGAACTACCCAAGTATTTGAATCGGTTACCCACCGTCACCCACTCATCCACAACAGACTCATAGGCGCCTAGTCAGTTTTTTTCCAGACCGAGTTATCCTTAATCCCTATTATACCATAACTCACCCACCCACGCCCATTAAGATTTGTAACGGACCCACATCAAAATTTTCCTCACGCGCGAAGGGAGGAGAAAAATCGACATTTTCGACATTTCCGCGCCACTACAACCTTTTTTCGACATTTGTTAAGAAATATTCGACATTTTTTCGACATTTTCGACATTTCTTCCGTACCCCTTGACAAATCAAAAAATACCTCTCCTGCATTACGGACCCACAGCCCGCCCCTCTTCCCGGTTCCCCGTCTCCGCCTAGCGCCCCTGCCACACCCTCGGTTCCCTAGCTCCAATCCCTTACTCACCCACAACCTTCTTTCTAAGGCCTCTAGCAGCCCCATAAACCCCCGGTTTCTAACCCTCCCCCTTCATACCCCATTACTCCCCTTCATACCCCCCACCCTTCCCCCCATACCCCAGTCCTAGTTCCCATGCCACACCCTCGGTTCCCTAGCTCCAATCCCTTACTCACCCACAACCTTCTTTCTAAGGCCTCTAGCAGCCCCATAAACCCCCGGTTTCTAACCCTCCCCCTTCATACCCCAT